AGCTGAACTTCCTAATAGTATATCACAGTTTATTTTTTACCATCATAAATAATAATAGTACATAAAAAAGATTACTAATATTTAGATGGTTATACATCAGGACACCGCGCCCCAATAATCAGCGAATTTAACCGCCCGACCCCGCCGCCCATGTAATCAGCAATTTAAAATTAATTATTTTATTTTTTATTATACGAGTGAAGCATATAATAAAAGATATATTTGAGTATTTGGTGGTTAAGATAAGATGACCCCTTCAGGGGCTACTATATTATTATTATTATTCTTTTTTTTTAGAGAGAGAGTATAATAAAAATTATAAGGGCAAAAAGGGGCATAGGGGGCAAAAATAAGTTAAAAATGACTAAGTTGTTATAAAGTAAAGTAATATAGGGCAATTAAATGAAATCAAACATAAAAATGCCCCCTACGCCCTTATGAGATGATTATCATCACAAAATTAAAAAATAAAAATGCCCCCTATGCCCTTACCATCTAGACCATCTAAATATTATTATTCTATTTCAAAAATAAAAATATCTAGTTTTTTTAATTCTTAAATCTGGGTTAATCCTCCCGCTTTATACTGTCAATCTCATCATTGAACTGTTTAATTTTAAATAAATAGTCCTCATCTTCTTTCTCATCAAAATATTTATTATCATCTTCAATATATTCTAATAGATAGTCATATTCATATTGCATTTTAGCATTTTCAATTTGTAAAACTCTTACACATTTTAACAAATATTTTATTATATTGTTTTCCATATAATAAAGTATTAGATATTTATTTTTATCACCACAAAATTTTTTTTGCATAAAATCCATTTAATCCATTATCTTTTGAATGCCGTATATAGTACTGATGCCTTCTTTCATCTGCGTATGCTCTGCCTTTTTCTTTAATATATGTTGGGTAATCCTTCATGCCGTACGCCCCAATACTTGCAATCTTTTCACCATTTTTAAACACATCTATTTTCTTTTTTTTATTAGTTGAAGGTTTAATCTCAACTCCTAAAGCCTTAGCCTGTCTTTTACTGTAATCTGTGATATTATACATTATTATAATATTAGAAATTAATTATTTTTATTACATGAACTTTCACAAAAACAATTAATCATATTTTTTATATACATTGAGATACGTGTAAAACAATCCATTTTAACAGTTTCTTTAAAGTCTTCTACTTTGTTTTCTACTTGTTCCATTATATAATATTATTTAGATATTATATAAAAGTTTAATCAAAAGGATTTGGAAGTATCCCAACAATAAAAGATATACCTTTATCGCCATGAGATATTCTATATTTATATTTCTTATAATCTGGTTCTGCAATTCTAAACCGTTTAAACTTATCTGTTATATGAACTTTTTTAATTGGATGAAATGAATGCTCCTTCAACCATTTCTTAGCGTCTGGTGTGCTCCATTTAAACCTATCAAATAATACCGCTTGTAAAACCATTATATATATAATCTTAGATATTTATTTTCAATCAAATCTTACAATAATTTTTTCATGTGTAATTTTTATTATATTAGGTGGTTTCTTAATTTTATTTTTATATTTATTTTCTTGATAATATTTTCTGTAATATTCTTTTTTATATGCGGTCTTGTTTTTCTCTTTAAAATATTCTTTGTGTTCTTCATAGTATTTTTTATAATACTCTTTACGCCTTTCTGTACTTGTCATATACTAAAGACTAGATATTTTTATCCCCTTGTCCAAAAGTCATAAGGATTACCTAAATCTTCAGGTTTCTTATCATTCTGCCTACTAATTGGCGGTAGTTTTGGTAGTACATTTGGTGGGTTTCTTGGTGGTGGTGGTCGTATTGGGTTGGGTAGTCTTGGCGGTTGTTGTGGTGGGTTTGGTATTGTTTGCCGTGTATCACTAGCCCAATAATAATTTGCGGGTTTTATATCTGTTCCACTTAAATAATCATATCCTAAGCGTCCTAAATTATAACCTAACTGACCCCCAAATTTAACTGCTTTATATGCTCTTTTCCCAACATCATAAACATTACCAAAGAAATTTTTTGCTTTGTCAAATATAGAACCAAACATTATATATAATTAAGTCATAAATTAATTTATATTTTCATTAATCTAATAAAAAATGTATCCTCATTAATTCTGTTATTCCTTCTTTTCTTTCGTATAATCTCATATCGTCTTCTAATTCTTCCTTTTTCTTTTTTGAAGTTCCCCCAAGTTTATTTTGTTTTGTTGTTTTAATATTATATATTTTTAATAATTTATCTCTGTCAGCACTTGTTAATTGTGATATATTTATAGGGTTTCCATTTATCATTCTTCTTTTCCCATTTACCATTTTAATATTATATCTATCTTCTGCTTTCTTTTCTTCTTTTACATCATCATCGTAATATACTTTTGTTTTATAATATGTATTATCATCGCTTATTTTAAATTGTCCTAAGTTTTCCTCTTCTAAATCTTCAGGGGTTTTATGTGGGAATGATGAAACAACAGGTGCATTAGGATTTTTCATATTTACCAATCTTAAATTTTCCTGATATACTTTATTATAATCTGGATAGTCTCTTTCTTCTACTGGAAATTGTGCGGATTTTTCAAGTATTTTTTCATATCTTTTAATTTCTTTTTTTTCTTTTGTGGTTGGTTCTTTTTTAACCTCTCGTTCTTTCTCTTCTAATTTTTCAAGTGCTTTTTCTTCTGGTGATTTTTTAGGTAGTTTATATTTATCTAATTCTTTTAATCTACTTTCTAACATCATATCTTGTACATCTAGACTTGATGCTGTTGGCGGTCCATTAAATAGATTTTGTATATCACTTAATGATAATGCATTTTTACTCATTGGGGCGTATGGGTTCAGCGGTGCTTTAGTCATTTGTATATGTTGCGGTTCAAAATAAGAACCCTTTGATGTCCATGTATTATTTTCCATATAAGTTTGTTTTGGTTGTGCTATTTTCCTTTTAGGTTTTAATTTAACAGTTTTAGCAATTTTTTGTGCTAGTTTTCCAAGTGCTTTTTCCTCTTTGGTGCAACATGGTTTTTTAGGCATTATATAATAATATATAGATAAAATTATTATATGATTTAATTAATTATTCAAGACTATTTATAATTCTTCCACAGTCTCGTTGTTGTACATCTAAATATATAACACACATCCCAAAATTTGCAACTGGAACTGATGCGGTGGAATATATACCATTAATACCGTTTTGAGTTAATGTAAATGTTAAAAATCCTGTTAAGTTTGCTTGTATGACTGGAGGACCATTAAATATTATTTGTGTTATGTGTGGTAGTGTTGCCCCACCAACTGCATGTAAAAATGATACACAATTTGTTTGATTATCATTAACAACTTCAGCAATATTTAAATTTACTAATGTTCCTATGCTTGTATCGGCTGCAACTGTTGAAAAATAAATACCCATTATTTTAATATTGTATTCGCCTGTATGACCTAAATATACTTGTTGTGATGTGCTTGTTAAAACTACACTTTTAAAACCCATTATATATATATAATTAGATATTAATTTTCAAAAATTAAACAATTTTTTACTAATTCTAAAAGAATGATCTATAATATTATTTTATCAAATCTTTTATAAAATACTGGTTTGCCTGTTAAAAAATTGATCATAAAAAAACTATTTGGTTCTTTTGTTGCAAAATTATATAAATCGTCAAATAACTTTTCATTAATATTTAAATCGTGTTTCAGTGTATCAATTTCACTTTTAACATCAGATCTAAAAGTACAAATGATGTCTGCATTAGACCTTACTAATGTTGAAAGATAAGTATTATATTTTTGGGTTGCTATCCATATATCAGTTTTTAAATGTCTGTTTGTTGTTATCAGTTCATTAAATGCTGGATTATTCTTTTTTAAATCGTGTATGCAATCATCAAATAAAATTAAATTATAGGGTTCTCTTTTTTTCTCTTCTAATATTTTATCATTATTATCCCTTATTAAATCCATTACGGCGTGGATACTTTCTTCATCAACAGTTGTAAAATATTGGTTATCATGTTCTAATTCTTTTATCAATTTACTAAATTTTGGATCTCTTGTTGCGGTTGGACTGAATAAAATAATCAGATCATAATGTTTTTTATAGACATGTTTTAAAATATTTAAAATTAAAGTTGATTTACCACTTCCACGACGCCCACTAAAAATTGCTATTATATGACCATTCAGCGCAAATGGTTTATCTTCATCAAATTTTAATTTAGCATCTAATGAAACTATTTTATCAGTTATTATATTCTTTTTTGTTTCAAAACTCATATATATAAATGTTAAGAAATTAAATATTATTATCTACATTAAATTAATATGAGTAATTTTTCAAATTTATCCCGTCAAATAGTTCCATATAATATTACAGGATTACAGGATATAAATGTAAATACTATAAACGGGACAACGCCTTTTAATGGTGTTAGTAGTTCTGGGTCTTATCCTTTATCATATGATTCAACAACGGGTATTTTATCACAGTCGCCAATCGGTCAAAGTGTTGAGACAACAGCAACCCCAAGTTTTAACCGTGTAAATTTAACAGGCACACCAGCAATAACAACCACTTCAACAACATTACATATAAGACCCGCCAGTTTTACTACACGTTTTAATAATGACGGAATACATGGATTTGTTGAAATTGAATGTGCAGGAACAACAACAACAGGACAAGTATTATTTTATCTAGCAAATGGGACATTACAAGCATTAATGAGAGCAGATACAAGTTATTTTTATTTTTATAATTTAAACGCTACGGCGGGATGTGTTTATTATACTAAAGGCGGTGTCGTTTTTTATTGTTCTTATGGTCAATCAACGGGGACTGGTGAAATTGTTTTTAAAGATAATAATGTGGAAGTATTCACCGCAAACGCTGTAAATGGTATAACCATGAAAAACTCAAATAAAATACAATCAGTTGCTGGGACAAATCTGATTTTAAATGCACCAACAGGACAACAAATTAATTTTAATATAAATAATACAACAAAATTTTATGTTAATAATACTAGTATATATGCTATATCTCTACCTTCAGCAACTCAAACAAATATTTTAGGTTATGATACAACAACAGGACAAATAACATACCAACCACTTCCAACCATTCCATTATCAATAACAGTTAATAATATTGCTAGTGATACTACACATGATTTATCATTATCATCAGCAAATAATAATGTTAATATAACGGCATTATCAACAATTGGGGGGACTGGTGCAGGTAATATAAATATAAATTTTCAAAGATATTTATCATTTTTAAATAATAGTGTTGAAGTTGCAAGGATAGACCAAGCAACAGGAAGATTAATTTTTCCTAATTTAGGCTCAACAACTAACACACCAATTCAATTTAGTGGAACAGGGATAAATTATATAAATACTGGAAGCGGAACGGTTGGATTAAGAGCAGGAAATAATAATTTTACTGTATCACCAACAGATATCCAAGCAAATATAAGTGCTATAAATATTTTAAAAATAAATTCAACTGGTTTAATAGTAAATAATATATTCGCCCAACCATCAACTAATTTAACGTTGAATGCTGATGCAGGAATAGATTTTAATATAGCTGGGACTACTTACGCATCCATGACTTCAACAGGTTTATTAGTAAATAACGTTAATTCTATCGGTGGGATGGATTTAGTTTTATCTTCAATAACAGGACTTATCACAACTAGTTCATCATTAACTATGTACGGGGGCAATTTAAATTTATTAGATTATTCAACAGGATTAATACAATCACAATTATTTACAGATACAACGGGTTTAATTATTTCAACACCATCAACAAAGGATATAAGGTTTAAAATTGCTAGTTCTGTTATTTCTTCTATAACTTCTACAGGTTTATCATCATCATTAAGCACTTTTAATATTCAAAATTCTAATTCATTAAATGATATAGCATTAAATGCAGGTGGTGGTGTTTCAGTTTGTAATTTTGCGGGTACATATATTACACGGTTTAATGTTGCAGGAAATCAAATTTATCTACCTTATTTTTCATCTGGTTATTATGGTATTAATATGCAGACATCAACCGTCGGGAATTATTATTTACATTATATAAATGGGACAACATACCAAATTATAAACGCTTCATCTGTTGGGGTTCAACTTACATACGGTTCTACATCTTGGGCGTCCGCATCTGATATTAGATTAAAAAAGAATATTCAACCTTTGAGAAATAGTTTAGAATTAATAAATCAATTAAACCCTATTACTTATAATTGGAAAGATGAAAATTTATCAAATAATAATATTGGTTTTATTGCACAAGAAGTTCAGGAAGTAATACCAGAAATAACAGAAGATTATGATATTAAAGGTGAAAAATATTTAGGCATAAGGACAACTGATTTAATCCCTTATTTAGTTAAATCAATACAAGAGTTAAGTAAAGATTTAAATGGCATAAAAGAAATATTAAAAAGAAACAATATAAAATATTAATTTAAATTAAATTTCATTTATTATCTAATTAGTTGTATATACATGGGAGTGCTTGGTGGGATGCTAGGACAGATGCTTGGTCATATTTTACCATTCAAAATGGGTGGTAAAGTCAAAAAAATGCGTAAGGGCGGTAAAGTTGGTCGCCCTAAAAAAGCAAAAAAAGCAAATAGAAAGAAATAATTAATTAAAATATATATAATTATCTAATCATAATTATATATAATGTTTGATATTCCTATTAAATTAACAGATTTACTACCTAGGAAAAAAGGGGGTTTTGTTTTAAAAAAGAAAAAGAAAGTCAAAAAAATTAAATCAAAAAGAAAAAAACTTAAATCTAAATAATATATATAATGCCTAGTCTTAGAGATATGGTTAATCTACCTGATAAATTAACAAAGTTATTATTAAATAAAAAAAAGGGTGGTGAGATATCTAAAAAAGATGTTATTAAAACTTACGGTTCTGTATTAACTCATTTATTAACACATGTTAAAGACCCTAAAGAACCTATTGACAAAAGAGATTATAAACAATCAATAAAATTAATTAATAAAATAAAAAAACTTAAATCTAAATAATAGTATATAATGGATGTTTTAAGAGATACATTTAAATTTAAAGATTTTCTTGATAAAGGGAAGAAACAAGTAAATATGAAAACCGCAACTGATGAAGAAAAAAGAGATAGCAGGATTTCTTATGCAAAAAATCTGGGTCTTGGTCTCGCTGGTGCTGGTTTAAAAAAGTTTGTTCAAACTGACACAGCAAAAGATATGGGTGGTGAATTATTAAATAAATTAGGTCAATCATTAACAAAAATGAAAACAGGCGGACAAGTTATGAGACTTCAACCAATGCCAAGTTTAAATAATGTTGTTGCAATGCGTGATGGTGGTGTTGCTTATCCATACCCAAGAAGAGAAGCAATAATCCCATATGTTGATATGTCGCATGGTGTATATAAATCTGGTGGTAATGTTAAATTAGTAAAAGGTAAAAAAAATAAATACTCTAAAAATCATGATACCATACCCGCAATATTACAAGTTGGTGAATATATTGTTAATAAAAAAGATGCAAAAAGTAAAGCATTTAAAAAGTTTCTAAAAACTAAGAAAAAAGTTTAATTAATTAATATTCAAAACAAAGTTTTTAGTAATTTTTAATTTAATTAAATTAAAAATGAATTATAATTATTATCTAAGATTATAATATATAAATGTCAGTTCCCTTAAGAAGTTATCCCGCAAATAATGCAAACCCTGAAATTACTAATGCTGAAGTAGGTATGAATATACCCGCTTCTTTAGTCCCCCAAAAAATGGAACTCCCTATGAGTGGTTGTGAAAGTGTCATACGTGTTGTGCCCGCAGCCAATGGCGCATCTCAAAATCCATCTGGTATCATACTGGTAGGTATTCCCGGCGGTGCTGGTTATATGAAAGCAAGAAGTGCTTATTTAAAGTTCCGTGTCACCATCACAGCAACTAATGGTGATTTTGTATATTTCAAGAAATCCGCCGCATCTCTTATTAATCGTGTAACTCTATATGGTAATGGTTCAACACTTTTAGAAACTACTAATCAGTATGATGCATACCATCGCTTTTTACTAGAACAAACATGTACTCAAAATTATTATGCAACTGATGCTGGTATTATGGAGTGGAACAATCAAGTATTAGGTGGTCAAACTGTTGCTGGTGCTCAAGTTGTTGTTGATTGTCAAATTCCCATTGCATTATCAACTCTTACCAATGAAAAATCATTCCCTCTTTTCCTTTGCAATTCTTCTCAAGGTCTTTTATTACAAGTTGATTTAAACCCTGTATCTCGTGCTTTATATTCTCTTACTTCAACTGGTGCTGCTGGCACTGCCCCATCAAATTATGTTATCAGCAATCCTTTCATTGTGTATGAGCACCTAAACGTTTCGCCAATGTATGAGGCAGCTATCCGTCAAAAACTTCGTGATGGTTTCGTATATAACATGAACCTTCCTAACTGTTGCTTAGGTTCAACTTATTCATCCGCATCTGGTTCTTCTACATACAATATTGGTGTTGGTATTAATTCAGTTGATGCAATCGTATTAGTTCAACAAGTCTCATCTGGTCTTAATAGTGGAACAAGTGATGACCCCTTTGTTCAAAATTCAACTTTCAGTGGTGCAACATCATCTGCATCTGCTCAACTTACATGTGTTCTCTATACTGACGGCATGCAAGTAATTCAATATAGCGGAGATGAAACCATCAGTTTTGCTGAAAGTCAAAGAGCGCTATCAAATCTGTGGGATACAAATACATGCAATGCTTGTCCTAATATTCAGTTTTCAGGTCTTACATCAGTTAATGCAAATGCTGTTGTTACCACATGCGCCCTTGGTATTATTCCTCGTGTCAATCAGTTAGGATATCGCCTTCCAATGACACTTGCTGAAAGTGTTGCAAGATTACCAATTGACCCAACCTATAACAATGCCGCCACTGTCGCCGTACGTTCTACTGATGGTTATCAAGGCGGTTATTATTTCAAGGCTTGGAATTTACGTAAGTTCAATGAAAGTGATATTGCCTTCGCTGGTCGTAAAGTTCAAAACTTATCAGTCCTTAAACAAAACGCTCAAGTCGCATCACAAGACTTCTTATTTATCCTTCATTCTCAATCTCTTAAGATTGATGCATCAGGACAAATGGCTGTTTCTCGTTAATTGTTTTTATAATTGTAAATTAAATAATATTTGTATAAAAAATTATTGAAAAAAAGAAAATTCGTATGAATTTTTATTTTTGAAACATAATATAAAATTTATTAAAATTTTATATTTTGCTTAATTAATTAAATTTATTACCCTCTTTGAAAGTATCTTCTGAACCTATCTATTCCTGCCGTACCACCTGTCAATGCATTATTAAACTGTTCATATCCTTGTGCTAGTTTATTAGGGTTCATGTCTCTTATACCTTCTGCAAATGCTGGTGTTCCTAATGCTTCACCCGCTTTACCTAGTAGAGAACCAACTACAGGAATACCCTTTATTTTTTCACCTAAATTGAATAATGTATTACCAAAATTCTTTGCAACTGATGGTAAATTACCAAAGAAACTTTTTGCTTTATTAAATAATGAACCAAAAACCATATTGTATATATATTTAGGATATATAATTTATTAAATTTAATCAATATTGAAAAAAACAAATATAATTTGTCTTTTTGAAACAAAATAAAAAAACTTTTAAGTTTTTAATTTATGCTAATTAATGTTAAAATCAGGTTTAATAGTTTTAATTTTATTTGTTATCTCATCCTTTTTATTTTTTAATTCTGTTAATAAATCTTGTTTTTGTTGAATTAATTTATTTTGGTGTGCTGTTTGTTCCAACATAGTATCTGTGAATTTTTGTTCTGGATGTCGTTGGTCTGTTAATTGGTTATCATATATAATTTCTTTTATATTGATGCTGAAACTCCAATTTAATGTTTGAGGGATACTATCATACGCATCATTACCACTTATCGTACTTGCATTATCACTCAAATATACACTTATAACATCTATACAATTATTATTTAATCTTGATACAGTCGGGACACTTTCACCACTTGACATGAGATAACAACCAAATGAAACGCTGGAGGGGTAGCATTCTAAAACATCACTATATGTATTTTGTGTTGATAAACTCTCCATATTTTTACTTCCTAATGTATCACTTCGTAAATATATACAACTTACGGGATTTACATTTACGGCGGTGTTTCCTGTTGCAGAACTAACAGAACTAAAAGAATAAGCGGATGTAAAACCCAACATGGTATTCATGAATAATGATTTATTTAAATCTGTTGTGTTTATTGTTATTGTTCTTGATGTTGTTGTTATTGCTAAATTTGCTAAAAAGGTTGAAGAGTTATAAGTAAAATTTAAAACTATAGTGTTGCCTGTTGCTGTTAGAACTGACGCAATTATTGATGATGATAATATTGCTAAAAAATTAGTTATATTATAATTACCCGCAACTATAACACATGATAAATCATAACTTGTTCCATTATTATAATTAAAATAATAAGTATTATTTGGGGCTCTTAACATATTATAAGCAAGTGGTAATGCTAAAGATGTTATTGTTGCTCTAAAAAATGCATGTGGATGTGTAATTAATATCGCTTTACTTAATTGAAATTGTGCGTAGTCTATTGTTCCTTTAGTTCTGTATTTAGTATTAAAAAACAAATTATAATTATTTAATATTATTTCACTCATATATTATTAATTAGATTTTAATTTTTCTTTTTTCTCTTAACCTTTAATTTCAATTCTTTTAGGTTTTTATTCATGGTTTCAATTCTAGTTTCATTTTTAATTGCTTCTACTCTGTCAATCATTGCAAGGCGTTCTTTTTCATTCATTGCTTCTTTATAATAAACGTGTTCTTTAAGGGTCTCAATTGCATCAAACTCGGGCTCAAGTGTTTTGAGTGTTTCATTTTGTGTGAATTGTCTTGTAGGGATCATGTATATATTATAATTTAGAAAATAAAATCTATAGTTTTTTTATTTAATTAAATAAATTAATATCTAAGTAAATATATATATAAAATGTCTCATGATGACCCTTACCAAAACAAACCAGAGAATCAAAGCGGAGCTTTTAGTAATTCCGCAGGAATGAAGGTTAAGAAAACCCGCTCAACACGCAAGATAAATCCTGCCGGAGAAACTAAAGTTGAAGTTGTTGAACACAATGAAGAAGCACCAGTTGAAATTAAAAAAGAAGTTGCTTATTCAGTTGCAAAGAAGGACGCACCTAAACGCCCTATGAGTGATAAACAAAAAGAGAATATTGCAAAACTTGTTGAGAAAAATAAAATTAGATTTGAAATGAAGAAACAAGAAAAAGAACAAGCAAAGGCAAAATTAGAATTAGAAGAAAAAGTACGCCTTGAATGTGAAGCAAAGGAAAATGAAAAGAGAGAGAAAAAGAAATTAGTAAAAATGACAACAGTGATTAAACCAAAGAGACTTTATAAGAAAAAAGAAAAAGTTTTTAATGTTGATAATAAAGTTGAAGATACAACCGCTGATGAAGAGACAGAACCAACAACAGCGGGAGAAACTAGTGAAGACACACGCACTGTTAGACGTCTAGCAAAGAAAGTTCAAAAGATTAATAATGTTTTACAATCAGTTCCTGAAAGTCGCCCAACTAATCACTTTGAGAATGCATTAAGAAATGTATTTTAAATCATCACTTGTGATTAATAAAAAACGCAGTTTTTGAAACTCAGTTTAAAGGGTTATTAATTATATATATTATAATGACTGATAAAATGACTGAAGAAGAAGTTAATAAAATTCTTAACAATCCTAAACAGAAAAGACATGAAATAACTATAACTATGAAAGAAGAAACAGTAATTAAATGTGAAAAATGTATTGAAGAAGTAAATATTAAATGCAAAAGATGTTTTAAAGAAGTTGTATATATTATGTGTGATTGTGGAGAGTTTTATATTAATAAGAAATTTTACAAGAAGATGCATTTAAATTCTAATTCTCATAATGGTTTTTAAAAATTTAACCCAAAAAAACATTTAAAAAAATATCTACTTTATATTATATAATGGAAGCATTAAAAAATATTATTCTTAATCATAAAATTTGTAATGAGTGTAAAGAGATTAAAACTATAGATTGCTTTGAGAAGCAACGGGGCAAATGTAAAGTATGTACCAGAAACAGGAAATTAAATTACTATAATAATAATAAAGATAAATTTAAAAAATACTATAGATATGTTAAAAAAAGTGAAGTCCAAATTGTGGCATAAAATAATTTAGTTTTTATAATATAATTTTAATATTATAAAAATTAATTTCTATATATACTATATATATATGGATAGTAAAGATGTTTATACATCAAAGTCTAAGAATTGGACTTATGAAAAAAAAGGAGAAAGCAAGAATGATAAGATGAGTAAAGATATTAATGAAACCCATAAAACATGGTTAAAACAAGGATATAAGAAAATTAAAAATATTAATGATATCGCACTTAAAACATATATTAAATATATTACAAAGCGGGGCGGTTCAAGTGAAAACCCACTCGCAAGAAATGGCGGAGTGTTATTTCAGCGTAGTGAGAAATATGTAATGCTTATGAATTCATTTTTAAAAAGAGGTTTCCCCGTTCAGTTAAGTGATGTAGAAGATAAGAACCCTATTATAGGCTTGTACTGCAAGATGAAAGCGGATGAAGAAAAACAAGATAGTGATGTAGATACAGAAGATATTAAAAATGTTAGTGATGAAGAAGAAAAGGCAATGGATGAATACTTAGATGCAAAACCTAAAAGTATTTATGGACGTAGGTTAAAAGGTAAATCATGGATATACACCGTGATAATGTCTTCAGGTCCTATGAAAGAATATACCAGAACTAATTTACTAAAAGTCAATAAAGATTTAGTAAATAAATATGATGAAAAAAATAAAGTTGAAAATTCACTTGCTAAAAGCCCTATTTAATCATCTAAATCATTAGGCTCTTCTTCTCTTACAATTTGTTTTATAGATACACCTTTAAAATAATAAATACCATTAATTTTTTTAGGTTCTCCTACTAATTCTATTAAAGCATCATATACAAGGCTGACCTTTTCTATTTTTAAATCATTATCTTTACAGTATGCTTCATAATGAATTTTAATATCGCTTTTTCTTATTTTTTGTGTTTCATTAATTTCGTAAATGTCATTAATAAAATTACTAATTGTTGCTTGGTCTTGTGTGTATTTGGTTTGTGCTTGTTTGATTTCTTGCGGGGGTTCAAACTTTTGATTATTGTAATATTCTTTAGCCCCATCAATACAGAAACTGAAAAACTCATTTAAATATTTTTCAATAATAATTTTATCAACACCAAGGATTTTTTTATATTCATTTGCTTTTTTAGGTTCATCAACAAAACGGGCATTAAAAGGAATAAAGCGGACACGGTCAATATTTGCTTTATCATTGCCGTTGAAATCGGGTTTGTGATTAGTACATAAAATTAATTTGCAAATTGGAGTAAATGTTATAGGGTCTTTATATAATGCTCTGCATGTTATACTGTCATTACCAGAAATCATTTTTATTAAACTCTCGTTTAAACATTCTTTTGCTGATGTTTCGCTGAATGTTGCCAGCCTGCAATCTTTTAACTGCATTGTTTCAGGTCCATTGGAATTTTTACCATTATTAATAAATACTGATTTCGCAACTGCTTGACATTGGTCTTTTAGTACCTCTTTCATAAGATTTAAAATAATTGATTTACCATTCGCACCAACACCCCACCATATAAAAAATACACGGGCGGAAATATCACCGGTTAAAGAATAACCAAGCATCTTTTGAAAATACTTTATATTGTCTTCATTATTACACATGACAGAAGAAATGAAATTTTTAAAATATTCGCTTTTCTCTTTTGTGTATTCTACATTAGAGAAATAAGTAAAATAATCTTTTTTATTTCTGTATCTTGTCTCGCCAGTTTTAAGGTCTATTAATTTACCGCCTTTAATTGGTAGATGATGAGGACAAGCCCTATTAAGTTTTTCATAAAATGTATCATCGCTTATTTCAGTTTTGAAGAATTTGAAAACTTTATATAATACATTATAGTCGCTCATCTTTTGTGTGTATTTAGTTAATTCAACTAAATCTTTTTGGGTTGTGCTGTCATCATCTAAATAATGGCGTTGCATAGTTCTTAACCATTTTGACATGTGTGAAATGATTGTCTCTTCATTTACTTCAACCCATAATAAAGGTTTGTTGCAATCGCCGTCAAATTCAAAAATATATTTTTTAGAAAGCACATATCTGTTGTTGTTGAAGTCGTTGAAAAGTAATGCAAGGTCTTGTTGATTTTTGAGGGTCTCAATATAGATATCTACTGTGGGATATTCGGTCATTATATTATACTATATATATTAATTTATTCTTTAAATAATTAACCCAGATTTAAGAATTAAAAAAACTAGATATTTTTATTTTTGAAATAGAATAATAATATTTAGATGGTCTAGATGGTAAGGGCATAGGGGGCATTTTTATTTTTTA